ATGGAAGTGACAGCAATGACACTTATGGAGCAGACCAAGACACGTTTTCGGATGATAGTGCTTGGGGCGGCGGATACGGTTACTAGGAGATAGAAGATGGCAGGGGCGGCAACAGGCGGTCAGACCGCAACACCAAACGCGAACTTACCTTCAGGCATGACTGGCCCACAGTTTTCTGTCAGTATGAACGATATGTCTAACACAGGAATGGTTCAGCCGGGGACGCGAACGATAACAACGCCGGATGGAAGCACTATAACGCCACAAGGAATGGTGCCTCAAAATCCAGATATAATGCAGGGCGCGGCGCGTGGCATTTTTGGTGCTGGAGCAACCACTGCGGCAGGAATGGGCTTTGACCCTGGTACACTTGCACAGACAAACATTGCTCAGTATCAGAATCCATACACTGAACAAGTCATCAGGGCAAACGAAGCGGATGTCTTGCGTGGCGCACAGAAGGGCATTAACGCACTAGATTTTTCGGCAGGTCGTGCAGGCGCATTTGGTGGTTCACGCCACGGCGTAGCGTTGGGTGAGTTAGGCACTGGTGTTGCTCAGCAGTTAGCACAGTCATCTGCAGGTTTGCGTCAAGCTGGCTTCCAACAAGCACAGCAAATGGCACAGCAAGACATACAGAATCGTTTACAAGCCCAGCAAGGCAGGTTGGGTGCGGCAGGCCAATTAGCCAACATCGCACAAACTGGATTCGGCATGGGGCAAGATGTTCTTTCAAACATGCAGAATGTTGGGTCACAGCAAACAGGAATACAGCAAGCTCTCATTGACGCGGCTCGAAATCAATATGGTGGCTACACAGGATATCCAGGTCAGGCACTTGGGTTTATGGGTCAGGCGCTCGGCGTAACTCCTTACGGTCAGACAACGACGATGGGCAGACAGCCTGGATTGTTTGACTATTTAACGATGGGCGCAATGGCTTACGGAGGCCGATAAGATGGCTGTACTAGGAAATCGTGCCGCTGGCATCATGGATTACATTGAGCGGATGGGTTCGCAGTTTATTCCTGCAAACATGTCGCCAGCTCCAGACACTCCACTACAACGCGAAATGAATCGTCCATACACGCAAATAGCGCAAAACGGACAAGGCATGATTACGACTCAGCCGTCTGGTCAAATGTCAATGGCAAGTCCTGTAACACCTCCGCGCATGATCTCTGAAATGACAATCCCAGATATGGGCGGATCTGGTGTAAGCATGACTCCAGAAATGATGAAGAAAGCAGAGGCGGCATCAAAGGTTGTTGAGCGCATTCAGCAACAGCCAGAGCTTGAGCAAAACCCATCATTCCGCAAAATGGCATCTGATTTCTTTGGCAATAGAGAGAACATGCTACGCCTGGCTTTGGCGTTCAACACAATGCGCTTACAGCCAGACCAGGGCTTGGCTGGTGCCATTGGGTCTGAGCTGAAAGATATTAGAGAGACTAGGCAGGCAACAAGCCTCGCAAACAGAACAGCGGAATATTTTGAAAAAGTAGATCCAAAAATTGCGGCGGCAATTCGCGGAGGGCTTTCTCCTAAAGATGCTATTGCATTGTATCGAGAAGAGGGCCGCGTTGTTGGCAAGATGATTGTTAACCCAAGAACTGGCAATGTCATATATGATGGCACAGGCGAAGGAAGCGAATTACCTGCGGCATTCAGAACTCTGCAAGAAAGAGCGAAAGCGGCAGGGTTAACTCCTGGTACTCCAGAATATACACAATTCATGATCAACGGCGGCCAGAAAACAAAAGGTCTCGCCATCAGTGTAGATAAAGACGGTAACATTCAAATTAGTGAAGGCGGTGAAACAATCCAAAAACTGACCGATTCACAGTCGAATGCGCTCACTTTTGGCGGACGCATGCAGTCTTCTGGCGGGATTCTGAACCAAGTCGAACAGCAAGGCACAAAATTGTTTGAAAGCATTGTGCAAAATATCCCTATTGCTGGTAACTACTTGCTTAGTCCAGAGTACCAATCATATTCGCAGGCAAAGCGTGATTTTATTAACGCAGTTTTGCGTAAAGAATCTGGAGCGGCAATTGCGGCATCTGAATTCGATAATGCAGATAAGCAATATTTTCCACAGCCCGGCGACACTCAACAAGTTATTGATCAAAAACGAGCTAACCGTGAGCTTGCAACTAAACTCATGATGGCTGGCGTTCCGATCAAAGGATTAACAGAAGATCCACGAGTAATCTTGCAAAATACTGCACAGAGCATTGCGAAGCCTGCGGGCGTATCTCAGCCAATTTGGGATGCAATGACCGATGAAGAAAAGCTCGCATTCAAATAAGGAGTAGCAATGACACCTGCACAACAAGCCGCTATTGATGCCGCATCAGCAAGGCTAGGTGGAGTAGTTACCACGCCGGGCGGCCAGACGTTTACTCCTGAGCAAATAAAGATCATGGAGGCCGCTTCTGCTCGTGTGCAAGCTAAATCATACGATGTAATCAAGACTCTTCCAGACGGCTCTCAGGTTCTACAGTTCAGTGACGGCACAATGCAAGTCTTGAATCAAGAAGCAGGTTTAGCGTCAAAAGACCCAGATATTGTCAATGCGGCGATGCGTGGCGAAAGTCCTGTAGAGGCATCAAAGAGGAAGCGAGCAGGTGAAATTTTAAGCCAAGGCGGACCAAGTCTGTCACTGACTGGACGTACAGCGGCAGAAAAAGGCGCTCGTGCGGCTACGTTCTTGAAAGGGTTGCCATTTGTTGGATCGTATACAGATGAGATTTTAGGGCAGACACCACGCCAAGAAGCGCAGATCAAAGGACTGCAATCGGCGTTCGCTACAGCCAAGCCGGGAGAAGCAGTTGGTACTGAGATTGCAGGCGGCGTACAAGGCGGCGGCTTGCTTGGTATGGTTAGTGGGCCTTTAGGTGGTGCAGGGCTTATTGATAAATTGTCAAGACTGCCTAAATTCCAAAAATATATGAGTTATCTTCTAGGCGGGGCAACTATTGGAGGCACAGAAGGCGCTATCTATGGGTACGGCGAAAAAGGTGTAGAAGGCGCAAAAGAGCGCGGGATTCTTGGGGCTATTGCCGGAGGTGGCACTTCTGTAGCTCTTCCTGCAATCGGTGATGCATTGGCGGCAGGATATGCAAACGTCCGCACAATGCTATCTCGTAAAGACCTGACAAATATTGCTCGTGAGCTTGGTGTATCAGAAGACACTGCAAAAGTAATTCAGTCAGTTGTACAACAGGGCGACACAGATCTTGCTGATATGTTGGCGGCGATTGATCGCGCTGGCGAGCAAGGAATGATTGCTGATGCAGATATCGCCACACAGGTATTACTCGACGCGGCGGCGGCGGCAGAAGGTGGCGCGGCATCGATTGCTCGTTCGGCAGTTGAAGGCCGGGCAAAAGAAGCAGGTCAACAGCTTGAGCAGACCTTGGAATCTACGGTCTCGCCAAAGCCACTTACGACGGCAGGAGAGGCGGCTGACGTTCAGGATATTGCTAGTGCAATTGCGGCTGAGACTCGTCCACAGCGTCAAGCGGCGTACAACACTGCGTACAACACGCCAGTACCTTATGACAAAGAAGCGGGCCGTAAGATTGAGTCTCTGATCGGCAGGATTCCTCCGACACTGATGCGCCGAGCTATCCAAGAAGCTAACGATGAGATGCGTATTAATCAGGTCGGTTCTAAGCAGATCATGGCTGATATTGATGTGAACGGTAATATTACGTTTATCGAAATGCCTAACATGGTTCAGCTTGATTACATCAAGCGAGCATTAGGAACTCTTGGAAGAGAAGTGGATAACTTGAACCGCCCTACAGCAGATGCCGGGCGAGCGCAAAAACTGTACACAGAACTGAACCAAGCCATCAGCAAGGCTGTTCCTTCATACCGTGAAGCGACACGCTTAGGCGGGGATAAGATTGGACGCGATAACGCTCTGTTAGTAGGTGAGAACGCACTGAAGCCGAGCGTAACTCCTCGTGAAGTTGTTAGGTCATTGCAAAACCTAGATGAAGGTCAGCGCCTGTATGCTCGTGTTGGTTTGCGTGACTCGATCGAAAGAACTATCAATAACGTCAAAGCAAGCATCAACTCACCAGACGTTGATATCAATCAGTTGCGTGAAGTATTGAAGCAATTGTCATCAGACAGCAACCGCTCAAAGGTTCGTGCGATTATCGGCACAGACAATGCAAATGCATTATTTAGGGAGCTTGAAAAAGCAAACGCGGCACTGTCATTAAGAGCGGCAGTTGCAGTGAATTCAAAAACAGCAATTCGCGGATCAATGCGCGAAACAATTGAGACGTTAACACAGCCGGGAGCTATCCAAAGCGCCATGCAAGGCGAGCCACTAAAAGCCGCTCAGCAAGTCACAAGAGCATTGACCGGGGCAGGAACCGAGTTCACTGAAGCAAACAAAGGTAGAATTATGCAAGAAATTGCTCGTGCAATGACATCTGCCCGTGGAGAAGAAGCGAAACGTCAGCTCAGAGTGATATATAATGCTGTAAAAGAAAACAAAGCCACTGCACAGCAAATGCAACAGGCGGCTGATTTCTTGGTAAACAGCGTGACACTACCTGCAACAATGTTCGGCACAGCGGCGGCCACAAGGGACTAAGACATGTCAGATAAACCACAACCAATGAAGCCAGACCAGATTCAATCAATTGCATCTGAGGCTGTCACTGACGCTCTCGACTTCATTGAGTCTGAGGTATCTGAAGACCGTATCAAGGCACAGCGTTACTTTGAGGGCCAGAGTGATATCGGCTATGAAGAAGGGCGTAGCAAGATCGTAGCCACTAAGGTACGCGATGCGATTAGATCGCTGAAGCCAAGCCTCATGCGCGTATTTTTATCAAACGATAAATACGTTCAGTACGTTGCCCGCACTCCACAAGAAGTAAACCAGGCAGAAACGGCCACTCAATATATCCACGCGCATTTCACCGAGCGCAATGGCTACAAAGTCATGGCAGATGCTATCCACGATGCGTTGCTGAAAAAGACTGGTATCGTGAAGGTGTATTGGGACACATACGAAACAGGGCAGATGTATGACCTGACAGGGCTGACTGAGCAAGAGTACATGATGATCGTTCAAGAAGACGATGTAGAGATTGTAGAGCAGTCTGTCGAAACGTCGATGACGATGGATGAGTTCGGGACAGAAGTCGAAAGCCCAATCTATGACATCAAGGTCATGAAGCGCAAAGAAGAAGGCAAGCTATGCGTTGAGCCTGTGCCGCCAGAAGAGTTCTTTGTGGACCGCTCATCTAACTCAATCGATGACTTCTATGTGTGTGGGCATCGTACAGAGATGCGCGTTGGCGACTTGGTTGCTATGGGCTATGACTTTGAAGAGGTATCACAGCTCACATCAATTTCAGAGCATGACACGTTAGCCGAGGCAGAAGACTTTGAGCGTCGCGGCTACGACCAGACAGATGAAGAAGACATCAAAGATCCATCAATGCGCTTGGTTGCCGTCACAGAGGCATACATGCGGATTGACGTGGATGGCACTGGCATCCCACAGATGCACAAGATTTTGCTCGGTGGCGGTCAGTACAGGCTACTCGACTACGAGAGATGTGACGACGTGCCATTCGCTGTCTACGAGGTTGACCCAGAGCCACACGCATTCTTTGGCCGTTCAATCGCTGACCTGATTATTGATGATCAGGATGCGGCTACGTCTATCTTGCGTGGAGTCCTCGATAATATTGCGATGACTAACAACCCAAGGATGTCGATGGTTGAAGGCAAGGTCAACATCGATGATTTGCTGAACAACGAGATTGGCGCTGTCGTTCGTATGAGCGAGCCTGGTGCTGTTCAACAGCTCACAGTTCCATTCTCAGCAGGTCAGGTACTCGGCGCGGCTGAATACTACGACCAGATCATCGAGCAGAAGACAGGCGTTTCTCGTGCGTCTAACGGCCTTGATCCAGATGCATTGCAAAACACTACTGCGACTGCCGTACAGATGACTCAAGCGGCGGCGG